CTATATCATCCCTCGTATGAATATATTTCATATAAAATTCTTCACCACTTTTCAAAAATATTTTAGTTTTCAATCTGGTATATTTTTTTTGTTTGTAACTCTCATTAACCAATCTCTATCACCCTCTATTCTCATTTGATGATAAATTAAGAATAATATGGTTAATATTATTCCAATAATTATTCCTATTAATATGTACACTATTACCATGAGTTATTTGTTTCTATTACATTAACTTTTTTTTGTGTTCTTGTTATATCTGTCTCGACCACATTAACTGGAATAGAACGAATTGAAGTTATTATGGCATTAGAAATTGCATTTGTATCAACTGACATAACTTGTGAACCTCCACCACCTTTATTTATTTTGTCGAGTAAGAATTTATTCTTTTCGGCTGATATACGGTTAACCATATACTCACCACCCTCAGCAACAATGGGTACACCACCGCCCTCATGAGATGGACCAGTAATAGGACCACCAGTTGCATATTTTCTTGGTATAAGACCACCATGTTTAAATGTAGGCAATGGTTTTGACATTATCATTCCTATTTGTAAAGCTCCAAGAGCACCAACCAATATCGGCATGATAATATCCAAAGGTGGTGGAGCATTGGTAGCTTGAATAACACCTAAAGCAGTAGATACAATTGCTTGTAAGATATCTGCATTTCTTTGTTTCCTTGCCTGTTCAGTCTTTATCTTAGCAACCTTAGCGGCTTGTTCTTTATCGAGAGCTTCCTTTCTCTTGTTATATTCTTGTTCACTGATAGATTTCTTTTTATAAAGTTCATCAAGTGCTTTGTATTCACCTTGATATTGTTTATCCAATTGGTCTAATTGATATTGAGCAGCATCAGCAGACTGTTGTGATAACATTCCGATAAGGTTACCAACTTCACCTAATACAGCCGAAAATATTTCTTTCATCCCAGCCGTAGCACCTTTCATTTTACTATTTAAGTCAGTAAGACCCTTATCAGCATTATCTAATGTAGTTTGCCATACTTCTTTACTAATTAAACCATCTGCATATTCTTGATTTACTTTTTGTTTTACATCAATTAAACTTTGAATACCATCTTTTATTTCCTGAATTTGTCCAGCATATACCCCCTCTTTACCTTGTCCTATTTTACTAATTGCATCAAAAGTATCTTGATGTGCTTTTACAAGTTTGGTTTGGTTATCTTCAAATTTCTTTTTTTCTTTTTCCTGAATAGCAATAACAGCATCTGAACGAGACTGTTCATTCTTTACAGTTTCATTATTGAGTTTAGTCTTTAAAAGAGTAATTTTAGCATTCAAATTATCTTGAAGTGCTGTTTGTTTTTCTATTTCTTCTGGAGTTAATGGACCAACTTTATTTTTACTTTCGTCCATTTGTTTTTGTAAGATATCAAGTTCAGTCTTAGCATTCTTTTCCAGAACTGATTTCTTATTTGCAAAAGCATCATTGATAACTTGTATCTTAGTTTGTTGACTTATCTTTTCATCTTCAATAACCTTTTTGGTTGCTTCAATTTGAGTATCGGCACTTGCAGTGGCAATGTCCTCATATATCTTTACGGTTTCATCTCTGAATTTCTTTAATTCTTCTTGTCTCTTAGTTTCTGCTTCAATTATCTTTTGAATTGATTCAATTTCTTTCTTTGCTGCTGCTTCTGCTGCTGAAGCTTGTTCCTTTTTGAAACCAGATATCTTCCCAGATGTTCTTTTTCCAGTTTCATAGAACTGTGTATCTGCTTCAACAGCCCCTTTATATAAGTTCTCTAACTTTTTAAGTGTTTCACCACCAGCAAGTATTTCCCATGCTTGTTTAGCCTCTTTTTGTTTCTTAGGGTCTTTAAGTGAATTAACATAGTCCTCACCTCCTTTAATTAAACCCATAATAGTTTCATTACTTGCCATAAGAACTCCACTTTGATATTTCAATTCGGAGTCTAATGACTTCTGAGCAAATTCAACTCTTTGTTCTGCTAATTTCTTTTCTAAAGCTTGTGATTGTAACAAAGCATCCATACGTTCCTTAGAACTTTTGGTTTGGTCTGTGGCAATAAAATTCAATTTTGCTATTTGGTTATTCATATCAGCCTCTTGTGAAATGAATACAGTTTGAGCATCATCTATTTCATCTAATGCAATTGCATATTCCTTTGCTGCCTTAGTGGCATTGGCCATATTTTCACCTATGTTTACAAAGGCATCACTCATTTCACCAAGACCTTTTTTGAAGTCTCCAGAGAAAAATGATACTAAACCAGTGGCCAATTTAGCCAGTCTTTGCATTACAACATCAACAACAGCACCAATTTGTTTCATTAAAATTTCAAATTTAAGTGCACCACTATCAGTTGAAGTAAATGCTTTACCTAATGCTATTATACCAGTGAGTAATAAACCAATGACAACAACTATAGCACCTATACCACTGGCTAACAATGCTTTTGTTAGACTTTTAACACCAGTAATAACACCACCTATTGGTCCGGGTAAATAGTCAAGTGATGAACCAATTTTATCAATTGATTTACTGAACATATCAGCATTCTTTGCTTGTTCACCACCAAATACTTTCTTCTTATCAATACCACCTAATTGGTCCTCTACTTGTTTAAGTTGAGACTTTAACTTATCTACATTGGCACTAAATTGGGAAATGTCGAGTTCGACACTATATTTTTGGTCAGCCATTTATTATTCTATTATTTTTTCCTCAACTAAACTGTTGATAGCTTCCTCATATGTGTATATATTATCAATACAATACATTATAAGACCATTCTTCCATTCTTTCCAAGAAAAATGTTTCCATGCCTTATGTTTGAAGTACATTCTTATCATATACCATTGAACTCCTAAACTAATTATAAGATATTCTCTTTGTACATTTTTTAATTGACCTATCAAGTTAAAAACTTTATCATTTATATTCATATTTATTGTTTGTTTTATGCTGGTGAAATTTGACTTGCTGCTCTCCAACTTCCACTTCTATAATTTTGAAAATGCATAACTGAACTACCATCCAAGTATATTTTCCAACTCCCCTCAGTGTCTTTTGGACCTATCAGTATTATTCCATCCAAAGGAATATTTAGAATAGTTCCACCAGACATAATTATATTTTGACTTTTATTAAAGTAATTATTATCTACATATGTAACATCTGTCAATGTATCAACATCTCTATTATTTATATAAGTCTTTCCACTTTCTGATATCGTTTGTCCTGATGAATTAATTAAAACTGTTCCATCATTATCACCTGTTAATGTATTATAAGACGAATTAATTATAACAATTTGGTTATCTGTTGGTGTTGTATTACCAGTATTGGCTATGTTATTATTACCACCAATAATTAAAACATTTGGTGCAAGAACAATGTTACTATTACTACCAATAATTGTATCATTCATATTAGCAACAGTATTATTATTACTACCAATAATTGTGGCATCTGTGGCATTACCAGTGACTACATTTGAATGTCCTTTTACAAAATAAATATTACTATTAACTAAATTATTACCACCTATAATGATACCAGATTTTGCATTACTTGTATTATTTGTACCAATAATTATACTTGCACTTCTTTTACATATAGTATTACCTTGAAGTGTTGATGGATACGAAGTAAAATCACTTGAATTTAAATTAGTTTCTCCACTATAAGAACTATAATTACTTGGATAATAAACAATATTAGGTGGAGTTAAAATAATTCCATCCATACTAATTGTTCCTCTTATATCAGGAACTTGGTTTGCTGTAGGTGAAATTGGTGTAATTTTAGATTTCCAAGTTGTTGGTGTTATGTAAGCATTAGAGTCCAAAACAGCATCTTGAAATAATTCTACTTTACAACTATTACCATTTGGTGTCCATTCAATTATTTTATTTAAACGATATAAATTATTATTCAATATAATTCTTTTTCTGAAGTCCAATAAAGAAATATCTGTTGGTGTTAAACGTAACCAAATAGTAACCAATTTACTATTTGGATTCATATATTGATATATTTTATTCTTCCAATATAACCAAAATAAATTTCTTGTGGTATTATAATTAGTATCATAATAATTAGCAACTCCATAATTCAAATCTACAACAGTTGTAGGTGATGTTACATATGGATCTGATAGATAACCAGCATATGGATATTTATTGGAAAATACACCAAGAGTAACACCAGTACCATTACCAATAGTGCTATTTTGATCATATACAACAATAATTGGTGTAACATGGGTAGTTGTGAGATATTTTCTACTTAAAATTCTTGGAGAATATTCACATTTAGTTGGAAAACCATTATATTCTGTCGGTTTCATGTCACTAAATATTTTACTGACAATTTTATCAGTATCACCAAAATTTTCCAACATGGTTGAACTAAATTTATCTTCTATTTTTTCTACTCCACCAGAATAATATGGATTTTTAATTAAATAATTTCCAAATTCGGTATTATTTGAATCACTATACATTTTTAGATTTACATCATTACCATCTTTATTCATACTAAATTGTAAATCCTTATCAATAAGATATGGTATTCTTTCAATCCATTTTTCTTTATTTAAATCTATTTTTTTACTCCAATCTATATAAGTTGTACCACCCGTATAATAAAAATTATCATATGGTTCTATAATTAAATTTTTTGAATTACTTTTATCCTCACAGAACATTAAACAGAATTTATTACAAATTGATGAAATGAATTCCAATTGTTTCATTTTAGGTGATATATCATTAGCATAAACAATACTACCCAATGTGTAATAGTTTGTTAAGTCGTTACTTGGTGCTAATATCCATTCGTTTTGTGTTGTACCAGATGAACTACCTAAACCATATTGATTTAACCTTATAGTTAAAATTCCCGGATTTGGTGTTGTGTTTTGACTTCCAGTTTTATAAGGCCAAAAAGTATTACCATGTGCATGAATTTGTACATAAAATTTATCACCATTCAAACATATTTCATTTTCTACCGAAAAATTAAAAAGTTTTTCTGGTATAAACCAAGTACCTGATGCAAAATTACTATTTAATACAAAGTCATGATCAATAAACGGCGAATTACCAATAACTGAAACCACTCCACTACGAACTCTTACTAACTCAAATACTACATCTATATAAGGTTGTGTATTAACACCCCTACACCACGCTGTACCATTTAAAGTATCTATTTTCATTGCATATACAACATTCACATTGAAATTATATGATGCCGTTCCTCCAGTATTCTCAAATATAAATGTACTTGTATTATAAATTCCAATAGGGTTATAAAAAATACTATCTATTTTATCATATTTTATTTTTTCTGATAAAGATGTCCATGATGGTGATGAAACTCCAGTTAAATATGCAAGTACATTCTGACTTGAAGTAATACCAACATCGAATTTAGTATTTTCTAAATTAAAATCACTAATTGTTTTTGTATTCCCCTCTGGTACAATTAATGATTTGAATATATCAGAATTTAAAAATGTGCTCGTATAAGTAAATCCTGCTCTTTGAAATATTCTATCCCAAATTTCCTTAACATAAATAGATGGTCTAAATTGTTCTACTTTATAAAAATTACCACTCTCTACATTAGCATAGTCTATCATCGGATAATAAATACCAGTTGAATTATTATAACCTATTCCCTGCCATGTACTTTGAATATTCAACCAAGTAAATGTATGATTGTATTGACTTATATCTATATCATCTTTATCTGGTTCACTATTACCAGTTATCATTACATCTCCAATTGAATCTGCTATATTTTTAATATTCGTATAAAAAACTCCCTCATATTGAATATCACCATCTGTATTTAATACTCTATTCAATTCAAAATTTCCAGTTAATAATTCTATACTTTCATCATAAATACCCGCTCTTATTTTCTTATTGAAAAATATAGACTGTGTTGTACTTGGTGTAGATGTGACAAAATCAATAAATAAACTTTCTTCAAATAATGAATTGAAAATTATATTATTATTAGATGTTCCCGGTAAAGTTATTGTTTTTGAAAAAGTAGAACTTTTATTAGATATACTATTTTGTATTTGAAAAGTTAAATTAAAATCCTCATCATCATATAAATCTATTTTCCTGTAATTATTACCAGTTGGTAATATAGTTACTTTTGAAATACCTGCTGTTCCTGTTGTTGGTCTAAATGATAAACCACCATTTTCACCAGTTCCAATAGAATTAACTTGTATATATTGAGTATAATGTCCATCTGAAGAAACTGGTGTACCATCAGTACCACATAAACGTGGTGTTATTGTACATCCACTGACATCTTTTAAATCAAAATCTATTTGATAATATTCACCTATCGTAATACCACTTAATGTTTGCCACATAGCAAGTGTACTGGTTTGATTTGTTATCAACCAACCATTGTTCCATGTCCAACCATTTAAATCTGGAATTGATTGTAAAGTTCCATCATTATATAAGTTTGGATATATAGATGCACTTGTTCCTATTGATGCCGCTTCCCAACCATTGGTATAATAATTAAAATTCGAATTCATCAAATTTGTATATGTACCAACCACTCCATTACCAACAACTGGTACAGATGCACCAACAGGACTTGTTGTTGGAATTATAAACCTTAATTCTGTTTTTATCATAATATTGTTTAGTCGTTTTGTAAAATAAGTTCATTTGCTGGCCTTATCTTAATTTCCATTACTATTTCTTTATCATTTTTCTTATTCTCGTATTTTATTCCATCATTTGTAATTATATAAGGTACACCATATGGATATACAGAACTATTATAAGTATACATTGTATTAACATATATTCTTGGACTTTGTGCCAATTGTATAAGTAATTGTGCCTCTTTTTGAGAAAGTAAATTAGAACGTAATGTTATTTCCTGTGTTGATTTATTATTATATACACGTTCACCAGCCTCATAACTCGAAAAACTTGGATTCGGTGATAACTTCTGTTTATATGTACCCTTTTCTAACTTATAATTTATATCAGTTTTTCTATCAAATGTATAAGTATCAAAACCACCATGAAGATTTAACCAAAATAATTGCCACTTCCCATATTTACTTGATTTACAAGTGTTATAAACTATAAAAGGTTTGGCATTTAGTACAGTATTTCCACTTAAAATGTCAATTGTATAATAAACCCAACTATCTGCATATCCAGAAAGAATATTATTATTGTTAAGACATTGATATGGTCCCATTGGAAAATAATATTGTAAAGTATTCGTATATGAATAAGAAACATTTGTATCATACAAATATGAAGTTGAACATATCCCTGTCCAAGATGTACTTGGATCTGGTTCTACTCCACCACCGAAGTCTAAATTATATTGAGGAATTGTTTGTGGAGTAGGTTGATCTTGTATTGGACTATTATTTAACTCATTTGTTATTCCAAAAAATGATGGTAAATCAGCAGGGTTTGTACCTCCACCAGAACAATTGTAATATACCTTATAACGAATTCTTGTTGGTCTACCAGTTGTATTATCACCCAAAAAATATAAGAAAGCCAAATCACTATTACTTAAACGAAATTCAGTCGCATCAGTTAAAAATTGTCCTTTTGTAGTTCCAGTACTCATTACCCATTTATAATTACCAGATGCATTTAAGGCCGTATAGTCGTAAGGTATGAACTGTTGTGTACCATTGTATGCTTTAAATGGTTGATACGAACCAACCTCACCTGCCCAATTACCAGTTAATTTTTTTGTCGGTGGTGTACCGTAATATTCGTAACAAGTTAAAGAAAATTTACCAGCACCATATAAACATTCTTTTAATGATGTTGTACTTGTATTGAAATCATATGACAGATAATTCTTATAAATAACACCCGGATTGAATTCACAAGTACCACCAAAATTAGGAAATAAATTAAATGTTCCTATATTAGTTTGTGTACCATCATAACTCCAATATGTCAATACAAATTGATATTGGAAATTAGGTTGAGTATAATTACTCGAACTAAAAGTATAAGTTAAACGATTCGTATCCCAGACTCTCCCCCATGTCGTGGGTCTACTTATTAATGATATAGCCATATTACTTTTTAAATATATTTTTTAAATAACCAAGAAATTTATTACCACTACCAGTTTCCTTAATTATAACTTTTAATGGTTCAGTAAAATCAACTCCCTTGAAACCTTTTTTACCAATAGAACGAGCAATAACAAATGCCATCTGTTTATTCTTCTTTTCAGCAGTCATCTGTTTCTTTTTATTCTTACTCAAAACATCTTTACTCGAACCACCCGTTGTCCACTTAATTCTTTTTACTTTTAACCACTGTAAGATAGGGTTAATTGGTGGTGGTGTTTGTCCTTTACGCCTTCCCTGATCAATTACTCCAGATGTTGCCCTTGTTCTTGGATTGACCGTAACAGGTCCATAGTCTGAATAATGTACAATAAGTTTATTACCCATTATTTCATACGAAATATCATTGATAAGCGTACCAGTTGCTCTTCTTTTATTACGAATCAACTTTTGTTGCATCATATCAACAATATCACCACCTATGTTTTCAAGAATATCTTTTATTTCGTTATCCATGTTTGTATATATTATTATCCCATTTTATTCTTTGATGAACGATATTCATTTATACTGTTTTCCTGAACCTCAATTACCATAAAATCCAAAATATCGTGTAGGGGCCTACGGTATAATTGATGCATTTTAATTAAATCATCACCAGATATTCTTTTACAAACCAATTCCCAATAAAAGAATTTTAAAATTATATCTACTCCACTCTCTTTAACTTCTCCTTTTTCTTCATCATCTTTTCCATCTTCTTCTGGTTCATCTTTTCTTTCAAATAAGTTATGTTTATAAACTTCAAAGACAAAATCACGTTTTGATAAAAAAAAACCATCAATGCCGTAGCAATTCCCATGTCCAATTGTAATAACATTTCATAAATTTTATCTTGACTTTGTAAATTATAAGGTTCTATCCTACCCCAAAAATTACATGGACGAAAATAAATAGCAAGTAACTTATGTAAATTTCTGATATTATCTTCTTCCGATAATAATTGGTCAAGTCTTGACCACTGTTCAAAAGTACTATCCAATAAGTCAGTCTCCCACTTCCATGTTTTACCCATAAATTTTACTGACTTACCTAACTTATACTCCTTTACTTCCAATAATTTCTCCAGTTCAGTCCTAACTTTAGTTATATCCTTATCCGTTTTTATATTGAAAATCTGTGCTATCTTAGCCTCATAAGTAGTAGAACCAGAAATTAAATTTGTAACTAACTGATACTGTTGTATATTCATATTTATATTTTCATTGTTTTATTGTCATATGTTTCCCAATCAATTCCTAAGAATTTACATATCTGTTTCTCAACTTGAAGTGAAAACATATGTTCCGAATGGTAAGGTGCAGTTGGAATACTACCCGGATCATTACTATCTGAATTCGATAAGTCAAATTCTAAAATTTCTGTTTCCTTTATTCCATTATATTCAGTTAGCATAACTTCAACTAATTCATGAATAGAAATAAGATAGTCATACCATTGACATCCCGTTTTACTCACAGTTATATGTAAATGTTCTTCACAGTTTTCATTGGTCTCATACCAATAGTCTCCAAGTGTATTGAACCTCTGTTGTTCCATTGGTATAGTCTCTATAATTATTTTCATCCTATCTCTTCCTCTTTTTTATTAATTAAAGGTAACTTTTCACCACTTGTTTCTATATTCTTCTGGTCTGTTCTACTCTGTGTCCATGTTTTCATCATCAATATGGCACTCACAGCAGAGAAAGTGGCAAGTAAAACACTTCCGTCATGAAAGTAAAAAGAGAATATCGAACCAATTATTAGGATGATATAAGCACATAATTTGCTTGTAGTTAAGTATATATTTATTCTGAAACCACTCATTACTTTTTCTTTTTCCATACATTTTTACCCTCAAAAGGCCTAATTACTATCGTAGGTTCTTCACTTTCTTCTACTATTGGTAAGGATTCTGGTAATACCTCATCAATTTCAACCACCTCTACCTCATATTGTGTCATGAATTCCTGTGGTGTAGGTATCTTTTCCTCTTCAACTTTCTTCTGATACTCCAACCATGATGGTTTCATACGGTTATATAAGTTCATTAAATCAACCGCCACACGATGTAAACAAGTCGAACAACCTGATATCTGTAAATTCCTACCAAGTATCTTCTCACACTCCTGTAAATGTCCTACATTAATTCTTCTCCTATTAGGTAACATTACCCTCTCGAAGTATTCCATAAACTTTATTTCACTTTCAACCATTACTATTTTCCATTCTTTTTTGATGATCCTCTTTCATTCTCATTTGACAATACTCCACCTTTTGTTCCATGTCAACGAGATATGACTTGTAATTCTTTAAAAACATATCCAAATAAAATTGTTTACCATTCTGATGTTCATTTATATTAATTCCAAGTATCTTATTACAATGTCTTATGTCATACTCACCAATTCCACCATTCATTTCACCAACCATATTTGGAAATAATATTTTATCATAAAAATATTCCATAAATAATACCATCTTAATATCCATGTAGTTATATACTCGTAGTCATATATTTTTTAATAAAAAATGTTAAGAAGTAAGACAATGGCATTAACAAGAAACCAATACCACTATGTAACAAAATCAATATTGAAAAACCACATAACCAACTCGAAAAACAACTGGAACAATTCAAAACCTTATGTATAATTGAGAAAATATTATCAATGATTTTTATTTGACTGCCAATCTTTCTCTCATATCCAATTCCCCAATAGTCCAATAAATTTCTCCAAGGTATAAACTCATCAACTATCAATATCGACCATAATGAACTCATCAGTATTATCAATAGTATTATCATATTCTTCTCTTATTTTCATTTTGGCAAACTTAATTAACGTGTTCACTGTTGAACGACACATTCCAAATATCTCTCCAAGCTTCTTCATACTCATACCATCCGATGAGAGATATAACTTATATATCTCGTAACTAAGGGATATACGCATTTCCATCTGTGTCAATCCACTTTGTCCAAATTTATTATTCTCAATAATATTCCACAATATATCTAACCTAATATCATGTGTAGGTTCATCTTCCACTTCGACTCCAGTTAATTCAATCGTGTCCTGTTGAAAATGTATACTGATACCCTTTCGATACTCACTGGCATAATAATTCCTCTGGTTCTTTATAACCTGACTGATGTATTTCCTGAGCTCCTTTTTGTAAAACATTTCATTCAACTTGTAATTATCCATCACCATCAACTTCATATAAATTAACTGCTCCAGATCCTCACACGACTTGGTTGAAGTACATTCACATATCTGATGTTTCACCAATTGAAGAACTTTGAAGTCCCTGTGTACTAATTGAACTATCTGATAATTCGATTTCATTAGATTGTATATATATTCGAATAAGGTGGGGAAAAATGATAAGTTATAGTTGAGTTATATTGAGTTATATTTGAAAACTCTTTTTTAGTGAAAAAAATATGTGTGTTGCTATAAATCATATAACACCCTAACCGACAGAAAATTTGTTAGGTTGTAACTAATGTGTTAGTTCACATAATATAAGTTACTTGTCATGTTATAACTAAACATTCAGTTCAATTGAAGTCACCTGACAACCTGACAGTCCACAACATAACAAAAACACATTCAGATATATAAGATATTAGATACGTTTGAATATCAGATAGTTACCTTATATCCATTTGTCTTATAATTACTATTATGTTAAATAGAAACCTTATATGGAATGATTCTAAACTTGTGAATGACTCATCAGGAGAGCCTACTCTCACCTACTTGTTAGGGTGAAAAGTACCTTATATTTTTTTAATATCCTTAAAATGTGTTAAAAAAACGTTAAGTAAAAAATATAAGTCACTAACCATCAACCAATTGACTATATCTTAACCAATTGTTATAACTTTAAAAGTACCAACTTTTCCTATATTATATTTCATAGTTACCAGATATCTTAATGCGTCAATTGCGTGGTCTATACCAGATGGTTTGTTAGTTGGTTTACCATTCTTATCTTTTAACCATTGGTACTGTCTCAACTCTTTAATTAGGTTCACAGACCTACTTGAAACAATGAGTTGATATTGTTGTAATGTATCGATACCTTTAACGACACTATCCTTACCTTTGTAACAACCTTTAATTCTCCATCCTCTGTTCTTTAATTCCTGTATTGACTTTGGTTCTGAACTATCTGCAAATATCTCATGATAATGTTTTCTTAAATCATTCTGTTCCATTAAGTTACTTATATCTGAATTAGTCAATCCTACTTGATATATAAGTTCATCGATATATAATTTATTGCCCATTTTAATTCCACCCACGAGAGCGGTTTGATCGTTGGTATATCCAAAGTCCAGACCAAATGATGTAGTTCCAGTTATTGTGTAGAAGTCATCTATGATGGTAAATTGTTTAAATACGAGACCCTCTTTATTTCCCAACATACCGAGACCCATAATTTTCCAACGGTCTGGATCATTAAATTGGTATCCCTCAATTGTATCAATAATTTTCTTTGGTATGTATGGGTTATCCATGTATGTTGAATGAACAAAACCAACATCTGTTCTATTTTTACTTTCATTTAGGAGTTGTTCATGAACCCAGAATTCATAGGATGGGTTGAAGTCTAAGAATGTAATTTCATTGGTACGGCCTTCGAGGTTTTGAAATGTATCAAAATCCATGTTTATACATTCGTTCATGAATAAATAGTCACGTTTTGCTCCAAGTGCTTTAGATGGTGTATCATAACCTTTGAATTCTATTACATTTGAACTCATTCGATAAATTCTTTCTGTCATATTCCAGCAATTTTCATCGAATAAATTATTTTCTTGCATTATTTCGAGGAATTGTCTCATCGCACCAACTTTTAAGAATGGAATGCTTTCAGCGGCTATTGTGAATATTTTATTTTCCACTATTTGGGCTAAGAATATGATAAGTTGGATGATGGAATATGTTTTACTGGAGTGTTGACCACCAGAGTTAACAATTATCTTTTTACCCTCATTTATAAGTTGTAAATTCTTCTTAAATACTTTGGTTGTGTTCAATATTAGGTGTGATATGTTTTATTTCAACTTTATCATTATCCTTT